CTACAAAAAAGCTGAAGAAATGGCGCGTGAAAATGCTCGCCTAAAAGCCGAAAATCAAGAAAAGCAACGTAAACAGCTTGAAGACGAAGGAAAGCATTATGAAGCAGCTAAACTAAAGCTAGCTGAAATGGAAGAACGTGAAAAGATTCTTCAAGAAAAGCTGACTTCAATTACACGAGATCGTGAGCTAGATAAGCATCTAAGCTCTCTCGACTTCCGTAACGACTTCGCACGTGAAACTGCTTTTAAAACTATTCTCCCTGAGCTTGTCCAAGATGAAGACGGTTCATGGGTCCATAGGTCTGGGGCTAGTATTAACGACTATCTCAAGGCTTTCGCTAAAGATCCTAATAAGGATTTTCTTTTCAAACCTAAGGAAAACTCAGGTGCTGGTTCAAACTCTAACAAGAACTCTGCTTCTATGTCACGACCAAAGTCTCTCTCTGGTATGTCAACAGAAGAACTTCTTGCCCTAGCTGAATCAGGTAAACTCGGAACAGTGACTTATTAAAAGTCAAATATTATAACTAAAAAGGTACAACAAAAATGCCCATTAATCATCTTAATTTCCAGAACGTAGCAGTCGCTATCTCTGCTTATGCAGAAGAGCGTTGGACTGAAGAAAAGCGTATTAACTCCACTGGTATGGTTGCTGCTTCAACAGAACTAGATCCAAACGGCGAAGGCTTTGCTGGTCAGCTACGTTGGTACAAGCCACTCTCTGCTACCATCAACAATGCTTCTCTAACAACTGCTACTGATGGTACTTACTCAACCATTTCAACCGATATCGCAAACTATGTAAAGAATGCTCGTACTATCGGTGCTGAACAGGTTAACCTACAGCGTATTATCTCACAGCAGGACGGTCTTGCCTTCTTTGCTCGTAACTTTGCTCAGTCACGCGCTCAAGACGAGCATAACGCTGTCCTCTCAATCATGAAGGGCGTTGCCGCTTCAGAAGTTGCTCTAGGCGCTGGTATCACTTCTTTCGATACCGTTCCTTCAGGTTCAATTGGTGCTTTCGTTGACATCAACGTTAACGGTGCTTTCGGTGCTGCTGCTACTGGTGCTGGCGATGCTCGTAAGCTAGTTGACTCCTCAGAAATCGGTGCTGCTCGTGGTGAGCGTCTATACCGTGCAATGGGTATGTTCTTCAAGGACTACGAACCAGACTTCGTTTACATGGTAACTTCACCCGAAGTTCTAGCTGACCTACGTGCAGCTAACCTAATCGATCAGGATCGTGTTCGTGATGGTAACCTAGACTTCCAGACCATCTTCGGTGGTAAGTTCCGTCTAATCCTAACTCGTGCTGCTCAGGGTAACCTAGCTGCTTCTGCTAACGTTAACGACCAGTCAACCAAGACAACCTTCCTTGTCAAGCCTGGTTCAGTTGCTTTCCGTGAAATCCCAATGCCAGTTGCTACTGAAGTTGATCGTAATCCTGCTAGCTATGCTGGTGGCGGTTCAACCAACATTTGGTACCGCTATGGCTTCGTTGCTCATCCAATGGGTTATGACTGGGTTGGCGCAACAAACAACTTTGCTACCAACACAACCCTAGGCGCTGCCGCTTCTTGGACCCGTACAATGGATCCACTAAACCTAGGTATTCTCCCAATTCTACACGCTTAATTGGTGGTGTAAAATGGCTGAAAAACCAGTTTATGTAACAACTGCTACTGGCGTGTCAGTAGATGTAGAAGCTTTCATCACTAAGTTTAAACTTGAAGCTAATGATGATCATCTTATGACTCTTCTACGTCGCTATGCTCGCCGTTGTGTAGCAGTAGCACCTTAACTTGAGGAGGCATCATGGCGCTACTTTTATTTGGAAACTCTTATTTAGAGTCTGCTGATGAGTATCTTGCAGACAATCCCTACTGGGAAGCTGCTAGTTTAGATGCTCAAGAACAGGCGCTGGTTGATGCAACTCGAATTCTGGATCAAAATGAATGGATTGGGACGGCGGTTTCGTCGTCTCAACCCCTTGCTTGGCCTAGAGCTAAACTTAGTTTCTTTGATCCTGTGCTTTCTCTTCATGTTCCAGTAGAACAAGGAGAAATTCCTATTAGACTAGAAAAAGCTACTGCTTATCTAGCATTACACCTTGTAAAATACCCAACAGTAACTAAAGGTTATGATGTAACCTATGACTCAATTTCTATTGGTCCTATTAGTCTTTCTAATAGCGATGCAGGTCGTAGTTCTTCTCCACAAACTCCTTTAGTACCTACTGAAGTTAGTATGCTTATTCAGCCACTGATTTTTAGTCAAGGTTATACTGCTCCGGGAGGTTGGTGGAGGGCTAACTAATGAGTCTAACATCAACAGTAGAATCTGCAGTAGATCAAGCCTTTGAAGCTGCTGGAGATTTGGTAAAAACAGGAGTTCTTTCCGAAGAGACCGCTACAGGTTTTAACTTTAGCACTGGTGACTTAATTCTAGACCAACAAACTTATGTTGTTGAGTTTATTGAGGTAAACTCAGTTTTAGATAGAGATTTAAATATTGTAAAAGATTTAATCATTAGAGCTAAAGACTTAGACGGTTCTCGTTACTCAACTATAACTTTTGATAACAAAACTTATCGCTTTGAAACTTTAGAGCAATTTCCTGGGATTATACAACTAAAAGTAAGAGGTGTTTAATGTTTGAAGAAATCATTAACACTTTCTATGGTTTGTCCCAAAATAACTTACTAGCAACTTTGCCCGTTTACCCTGCAGACTACAAGGGGACTATCTCTGCCGTTCCTTTTTTAAAGTTAGCGATTGTAACTGGAAAAGCAAATAGAGTTGCTTACAGAGATAACAAGTTAGTTACAGGTCTCGTAATAGTAAGTATTTATTACAAAGCAGGAAAAGGCCAAAAAGAACCCTCAGTAATAGCTAACGCTTTAGATGGAATCTTTGAAAGTAAGCTTTTAAGCTACAATATACAAACTAGTGTAAGTTCTTTACAATTCATCGGTCCAGATCCAGACGACTCAACTCTTTCAAGAGCAGATTATTCTGTTCCTTTCACTTATTACGGAGAATAACTTATGGCTTTTCCTACTTCTATTTCTGCAGCACAGTATTCAGCTGTGACTGTAACTAGAGTTGCACCTCCTGCAATCTCTACTTTTAACAATACTACTCTTGCCGCACTATTTAATGGTCAAACTAGTGCCCCTCGTGCTGATTACGTTGAAATCAAAAATATTCGCGACATGCCAGCTTTTGGTACTCCTGCAAATATTATTAAGGTTCCAGTTTACGGGCAAGCACAAACACAATCTATTGGTGCTCAATCAGATGCTCCTGACCTAGAACTAACTGTTAACTTTGTACCAGGTGACTGGGCTAAAGCAGGTGCAGCTTTCCAAAATAGTGGTCAAACTCTAGGTACAGGTACTCTAGGTGATGCTGTAGGTGATGGCATTTCTAAAGTATTTCAAGTAGCACTTATGACTGCCAAACCTGCTAACTTAAATACTACAGCTGGTGCTGGCGGTATTGGTACAGTTCCTAATGCTCTTATTTATTTTGTTGGTAAAATTGAATCACTTCTAGTAACTCCAGCTCGTGATGATGCAATGACTGCTACTGTTGCTCTCTCAATTCAATCAGACTTCTTTGGTCCATACACAATCTAATGAGGATATAACATGGCATTTCCTACTTCTATCTCAGCTGCTCAGTATTCCGCTGTTTGCGTTTCTCGTACAGCTGTTCCAGCTACACTAAACGAAACTAACCTAAAAGCCAACTTTGCTGCTGCTGGTAACTTTGTTGAAATCAAAAATATTCGTGACATGCCAGCTTTTGGTACACCAGCTAACATCGTTAAGGTTCCAGTTTATGGTCAGGCTCAGACTCAGTCCATTGGTGCTCAGTCAGACGCCCCTGATCTTGAACTAACTGTTAACTATGTTCCCGGTGATTGGGCTAAGGTTCCCGCAAGCTTTGCTACATCAGGTACTCTAGGTGATGCTGTTGCTGACGGTATCTCAAAGGTATTCCAAGTAGCGCTACTTACCGCTAAACCTCCAACTCTAATTACTGGCGGTACAACCGCCAACGTTGGTGGTTCTTCAGCTGTCCCTATTCCTAACGCACTAATTTACTTTGTCGGTAAAGTAGAATCACTGCTAACAACTCCTGCACGTGATGATGCAATGACTGCCACAGTAGCTCTTTCAATTCAGTCAGACTTCTATGGTCCTTTCACTGTAACTGCTACTACCTAATCTTTAGAAGGCCCTTATACTTTGGTGTGAGGGCCTCCTTACATCAGGAATCCATAAATGAATAAACCGTTTTCAAATGATTACGTTGTAAAAGAAACACTGAAGCACATGCAAGCCAGTATTTCTATTTCAACACAAAAAACAATCGCTAGACTACCTGAATTTCAAGGTCAACCAGAAAAAGTACAAGAGGTAATGACAACTCTTTCTAATCTGAGTAAACTTAATTCTTTGATTGAGTCAATTCGCGAAAATAATAAAGATATTTTAGGAGATAAATAATATGCGTTCACTTCTTGGTCAAATTGCA